GTGCAGAGTATGAACTCGACAGTTCCACAACAACTACTGTGATTATTCCGCATGAACCCCAAGACGATGCACCGGGCGGAGATAATGAAGATTTTGAATTGCTCCGAGACCAAGACGATATCTTTGACTTTACAGAAACGGATCCTTTTTCAGAAGGAAATTATTAATTTATGTTTACACAGTTTTATAACGAAGCAATTAGAAAATTAGTAATTGGATTCGGTTCTTTGTTCAATGATATTCGGGTTGTTAGAAAAAATCCAGATGGAACAACTAAAGAAACTATTCGTGTTCCTTTATCATATGGGCCAAAAGAAAAGTTTATAAGAAGGATTCAAGAAAGTAGCAGTATATCAGATACTTCAAAAGTACAAATTACTTTGCCGCGGATCGGGTTTGAAATTACTGGTTTTGCATATGATCCTGCAAGAAAAACAAATAAACTTAGAAAAAGAAAAGCAATTAGTGCTGATGGGCTAAGTTATTCATATAACTACAACGAAGTCCCATACATCGTATCCTTCGGACTCTATGCGTTTACTAGAAATCAAGACGACAATTTACAAATTATCGAACAGATTTTGCCTTATTTTAGTCCAGAATTTGTTGTGTCGTTTAATGTAAATGATATTAATAAGAAAGTTGATGTGCCATTTGTGTTGAATGGCGTGACCACTGAAGAAGATTATGAAGGTGCGTTTGATACTAGACGAAACCTTACATCTTCATTTCAATTCAGTGCAAAGACATATATGTATGGTCCAGTCAAGACAGGAAAGATTATTCTTCAATCTGAAATTGATATTTTTGGCAGTGCGGAGAAATTCAACTACCCTGTTACTGGCGAAGATCATGATTTAAGAATAGGAATTACTGGCGGTTATACTGGAGAAGGTTATACGGCCGGTAATCAAATTTATGGTGAGTATTATTATGAGTGATAAAAAGTCGATAGACGAAAAATTATCAGAAGCATTAGGTATAGAATTTAAAACAGAAGAAACCAAAGAAATCGAAAAACCATCACATATACGAGAAATAGATGTCGATGCCGTTGACAGCGAAAAAGACTATTGGTTGGTTCGCAAGAACATGAAAGAACTCATCAAGCAAGGTGAAGAAGCCATTGATGGGATTCTAAATGTAGCAACGCAGGGTGATGCACCCCGTGCTTATGAAGTTGCCGCGCAAATGATTAAAACTGTTGCTGATGTAAACAAAGACCTCATTGATTTACACAAGAAAGTAAAAGAAATCAATAAAGAAGAAGTCAACATCAATAATACCACGAACCAATCAATCTATGTTGGTTCTACTAGTGATTTGCAAGACTTAATAAATCAAGAACGAAGCAGAACGAAAGCAATGACTGGGGATATTATTGATACAGAGATTGTAGATGACAAATAAATCAAAAGGTTATTTAGGAAATAAAAACCTAAAAGAGGCAGGGATAAATGTAGAATTCACCGAAGAACAGGTGATTGAATATATGAAATGTGCCAAAGACCCTGTTTACTTTATTGAGAAGTATATCAAGGTCGTTTCATTGGACGAAGGTCTTGTTCCTTTTAAGTTGTATGACTTTCAAGAAGACATGGTACAAACAGTGCATGACAACAGATTCACCATTGCAAAACTCCCTAGGCAGTCAGGTAAGTCCACTACGATGGTTGCATACATGCTACACTATATTATGTTTAATCAGAATATGAATGTTGCTATCCTTGCAAACAAGCAGTCGGTTGCTAAAGACATTCTCAGTAGATTACAACTCACATACGAATATTTGCCACTTTGGTTGCAACAGGGGATTGTAGAATGGAACAAAGCATCAGTAAAACTTGAAAATGGTTCAAAGATTATTGCATCATCTACATCATCCAGTGCGATTCGTGGTGGTTCATACAACGCAATTTTACTTGATGAATTCGCACATGTCCCTACCAATATTGCTGAAGAATTCTTCAATTCTGTTTATCCTACTATCAGTGCAGGCCAAGAAACCAAAGTGATTATGATTTCAACACCCAACGGTTTGAATATGTTCTATTATTATTGGAAAGGTGCGACAAAGAAACCAGGAGAATCAGGCAAGAACGATTACATTCCAGTTGAAGTAAGTTGGGATCAAGTACCGCAATATCCTGGTGGTCCATTACGAGATGAAAAATGGAAAGAAGAAACTATTGCCAATACAAGTGCAGAGCAATTCCAACAAGAATTCATTTGCGACTTCTTGGGCAGCCAAAACACTCTGATTTCTTCTGCAAAACTTCGCACAATGAATTGGGAAACACCGAAAAGCAAAGATGCTGATGGATTGTGGATTTACGAAGAACCCAAAGAAGACAGGGACTATTTCATCACAGTGGATACTGCAAGAGGGCAAGGAAAGGATTATAGTGCATTTGTTGTGGTGGATACGACTGAGATGCCATATAAACTTGTTGCACGATACAGAAATAATACAGTGTCTCCTATGGTTTATCCCACCGTCATTCGTGCGGTTGCAACAAAATACAACACCGCTGGAGTTTTAATTGAAATTAACGACATTGGTGGACAAGTTGCAGACATTTTACATCAAGATTTGGAATATGAAAATGTATTGATGACCACATATAGGGGTCGTGCGGGCCAGGTAATGAATGGTGGATTTGGCGGTAATAGGTCACAATCGCAGTTGGGGGTTCGTACTACTATGCCGGTGAAGAAACTTGGGTGTTCTTTATTGAAAAGTCTAATAGAAGAAGACAAATTTATCATAGAAGATATGGATATCATTAACGAACTGATTACATTTATTGCAAAAAAGAATTCATTTGAAGCAGACGATGGACACACAGATGACTTGGTGATGGCATTGGTATTATTTGCATGGATGACAAGACAGGATTATTTTAAATCTTTGACAAATGTAGATGTCAGAACTCAAATATATGAAAATCAAATAAGAGAGATTGAAGATGATTTGTTGCCATTTGGATTTGTTATGGATGAAGCAGAAGGAGGCGAGTGGGATGGTGACGATAGGTGGTTTCCTATCTGAAATGTTGTAATTTTATACATAATATGAAAATAAAAATAAGAGAAATGTAAATTTGCATTTTTTAATAATTGCATAAAAATGACTTAATAAGAGGAAACATCTCAAATGGCAAGACCAAATATAACAGTATTAGTAGAAGATCAAAGTTTTGTTATTCCCTTTTCGGAATCAGGTTCACTAACAAGAGCGGGTATGGTTAGTCTTGGTGGACTGGCATACGCATTGGGAACTACAGCAGAACATAAAACTGGTGTAATGACAATCTCATCAGTAAATGAATGGATTGCAAGATTAAACAGTACAGAAACCTTAGGCCACGATGGGTGGAAAGAAGCAAGTATTGTCAATGGCGGTTCACATTCTGAAATGCCATTCTTTCATACAGCAGGTGGTGAGGCAACCGCAGGTACAAAGTATGCGGGTGGTACTTTTGCACGATGGCCCTCAGGACCAACTGGTGCATGGAAAGACGAATGGTGGGCAGCACATAACTATCTACAATATGGTGGGGTTTTAATTGTTGGTGGCACAGGAACTGTTGAAAATACCGCCACATTGACAGCATCAGCAACTGCATTCCACGATAAGCAAATTCCACTAGATTTGGTATTTGCAGCGACTGGTGATCATGTTTCTCACACATCGAATATTGCATCATTCAGACAAGACTGTATTGCAGTTTGTCCGACAACGCTTGCTGATACTGCGGCGTTGAGCAGTTCGCAAACAAATGACGAATTCAATGTTTCGGTACACGGATATAAAAAGCACCTTGGAATTAATCAAGGAATTCGAGAAGATGCATTAGATGATTTAATTCAAACACCACTCGCAGCGGATGTTGCAGGGTGTATGGCAAGAACAGATGCAGTTGCAGACCCTTGGTGGTCACCCGCTGGATTTAAACGAGGACAAATTTTAGGTACTGTGCGACTTGAGGACAATCCAACAGATGCCGAAATGGACACAATGTATGATGGAAAAATAAATCCAGTTGTTACCTTCCCAGGCGAAGGAACAGTACTCTTTGGAGATAAGACATTGGCAAGTTCTAGTAGCACATTAAGTAGAATTAATGTTTCTCGGTTGTTTATTCACCTAAAGAAAACTATAGGTGCGGCCGCAAGAGATAAACTCTTTGAACTGAACGATGAAGATACTAGACGTTCGTTCAGGAATGCGGTTGATCCGTTCTTGCGATCTATACAAGCAAGACGAGGCCTTTATGATTTTAGGGTAGTATGTGATGAAACTAACAACACTGCGAGCATCATAGATTCAAATAATTTTGTTGCAGATATTTTCATCAAACCGACTAAATCTATTAACTTTATTAGAATTAGATTTGTCAATAAAAATACCAACGACAGCTTGGAATAAATAGCTAAATTTAATATACACAAGTATAGAGAAATATACAAAGGAAGATAATAATGCCAAACAACATGAATGTAGATACTTTTAAAGGACAATTTGACGGCGGGTCTCGCCCGAACAGATACCAAATATCTGGAAGCATTGGTGGAAGGCAACAAGTCGATGCCTCAGTCGCAGGCCTTCTTGTTCGTGCGACATCGATGCCAGCAGTTACTGTTGATATTATGCGTGTTCCTTTCCGAGGCAGAGTTGTAAAGATTCCTGGAGACAGAACATACGAAGAGTGGACATTTACCGTTTATGATAGTTTTGAAAAGACAGAGATGTATAATAACTTTTATAACTGGAATAATGACTTCAGTGACCATGTCACCAATACGCCTGAAGGTGATTATACAAGCGGTGGTGTGGGTGTTAATCTAGACCCATCCGCGGATGTGTACCAAGATTGGGTGGTTGCACAGTTGGACATGACTGGGAATCCTAAGAGATGCACGACCTTGAAGAATTGTTGGCCAACAAATGTCAGTGAAATTGCATTGTCATATGATTCCGCGGACACAATTGCAGAATTTACTGTAACATTCGCGTATGATTACTTGACTCCTGATTGCTGATTGAAATGAATTTGAACTATACATATATGACTATACATATAAGGTAGAGCAAATCTTTCATTATAAGGAAATTATATTATGCCAATAGATATCTTCGGATTCTCGATAGGGAAGAAAAAACCGACTGACGCAACTGGCCAGTCAATAAATAAAACAAACGAAAAATCCTTTGTTGCTCCAGACGCGTACGATGGAACATTCACAGTAGACTCCGGCGGAGTCTTTGGTACAGTAGTGGACTTCGCTGGTTCTGTTAAGGATGAAAATGAACTCATTCAGCAGTTTCGTAGTATGGCTCTATTCCCAGAAGTAGACCAAGCAATCGAAGACATTGTGAATGAAGCAATCATTTTAGACCAAGATAGAAAACCAATTAAACTCGACTTAGAACGAGTTGATTTGTCTGATAATATCAAAACTAAAATGTATTCAGAATATGATAATATTCTGAAATTGCTCAAGTTCCATAAAACCTCTTATGATATTTTCAGAAGATGGTATATTGATAGTAAATTATACTATCATATCATCATTGATAAAGAGGTGCCACAAAAAGGCATTAAAGAACTTAGGCCGATTAATCCTACAAATATTAAGAAAATTCAAAAAGTTAAAAAAGAACATAAACATATGGGAACAAATAAAGTTCCTTTTATTAAGAGTGTGGAAGAATTTTTTGTTTATACAGACACCTCAAAGAATTCAATGAATCCAACACCGTCTTCCGGCATCAAAATTGCACCAGATTCTATTTGTTATACACATTCTGGTGTTGTAGATTCAAACACAAAACGAATTGTTGGTTATCTGCAAAAAACAATTAGACCATTAAATATGCTTAGGCAAATTGAAGATGCGGTGGTTATATATCGTATCTCTCGCGCCCCAGAACGCAGAGTATTCTACATCGATGTTGGTAACTTACCAAAACAAAAAGCAGAACAATACCTTAAATGTTTGATGAACCGATACAGAAATAAAGTAACTTATGATGGAACGACTGGTGCAATCACAGACGGCCGTGACCATTTACACATGCTAGAAGATTTCTGGCTACCACGAAAAGAAGGTGGCAGGGGAACAGAAATCACCACACTTGATGGTGGACAAAATCTTGGCGAAATGGAAGATGTTGATTATTTACTCAAGAAAGTATATCGTTCTTTGAATGTTCCAATTTCGCGAATGGAAGCAGAAAACGGATTCAATATGGGCCGTTCTGCGGAAATTACAAGAGATGAAGTAAAATTTCAAAAGTTTATTGATAAAATACGAATGAGATTCACTGATATGTTCCTTCAACTATTAAGGACACAATTAATTTTAAAAGGTATTATGTCTGAGGACGATTGGAAGTCAATTGAGGCTGATGTGAATTTTGAATATAATAAAGATTCATATTTCTCGGAACTCAAAGAATCGGAAATTATGAGAGATAGAATGGAATTGTTAAGCCAAGCGGATGAATATATAGGTAAGTATTACTCTGTTGATTGGGTGCGAAGAAATATCTTACACCAAACAGAAGAAGAAATAACAAAAATGGATGTAGAAATTCAAAAAGAATTGGCAGAACAGCCACCAGTAGAAGAAGGACAAGAAGATGAGCAATATTGACCATATGTTAGCATCAATCATTGGTAACGATAAAGAAGAATTTTCTTCTGCGTTTGCTAATGAAATGAAAGAAAGATTGGCCATATCTATCATAGATAAAAACTTAAATATTTCTCAAGATTTGTTGGCTGATGACAGCATTGACAGCGAAGAAGTTGAAGAGGAAGTTGCAAGAGTCACTCATGGCGACAAAAAACATACTCCCAAGACAAATAAACAAGCGAAGTTACAAAGAAAACTGGAAAGAAAAGAGGAAGAATCCTCTAGAATGCCTGGTATTCTACCATATACACCTGACCAATGGGCACAACACAAGAGGAACATGGAGAACTTAAAAGACCATGTTGAACCCCTAGAAGAACTTAGAGGTGCAAAATTCTTCCCATCTGGTTATACATTCAAAACAACAAAAGATGCCAAAGAATTTGTGGTTGCACTGAAGCACATGGGGCTGAGAAATAATAATATATCCATAAAAGGAAAAACTATCTCTGTGAATTTGGTTGGAGGAAGACATCACGACACATTAGTAATGATAAAGAATCTAGCAAAAGACATGAAAGCATCTATAAATGAAGGTAATGTTATTGATGCAATCAGAGAAGCATACATATCAGAAGATGGGGTAATATACACCCTCAAAGATTCGGAAAATATACATATACTGCCAGAAGATGCAAGTAGTATCATTCAAATTCATGATAAATTAAATGGCGACAACCAAACCGTTTTGAGAGATATGCTCTCAGAAACAGAAGAAAGTTATTATAAAGTCTTGGACTTTTGCAATAAGAAAGCATAATAGGAAATAATAAATGATTACTGAAAAAATAATTGAAAATATCCTGAACGGAGAAATGCAAGATGCAGTTTCTCAAACTCAATTTGTTCTGTATGAAAAGATGAACGAACGGCTTTCCGAAATGAAAAAATATATCACAAAGTCTTTATACAACGAAGGTGAAGACAAGAAACCAGATAAAGAGAGTGGTGCATATAAGAAGTTTTTCCGTCTAGCATTAAAGAAATTTGGCGTAGATGATGTATCTAAACTTAGTGATGAAGAAAAACCAAAATTCTACAACTACCTAGACAACAACTGGGAATCTGATGCAGAAGAAGCAACAGGTAAAGAAGACCCAACTGCTGAAGAAGAAGATGCAGTTGCCGCAGAAAAAGAAGCAAATAAAAAGAAAATGGTTCGCGATAACAAAGACGAGGACGAGGACGAATGAAACTAATCACAGAAATGACAGAAAATGTTCAGTTTCTCGTTGAAACAAATAAAGAAACAGGAAAGAAAAGCCATTATATTAAAGGTGTCTTTATGCAAGCAGAGCAGAAGAACAAGAATGGTAGAGTATATCCTCTTGGAATCATGGAAAATGAAGTTGGTCGTTATGGTACAGAATATGTTGCAAAAAACCGTGCAATGGGAGAACTCAACCACCCACAAGGTCCCACAGTAAATCTTGACCGTGTATCACACATGATTAAAGAATTGAATATGGCAGGAAATGATGTTCAAGGTAAAGCAAAAATAATGGACACCCCAATGGGTAAGATTGCACAAAATCTAATCAGTGAAGGTGCAAGACTCGGTGTTTCATCCAGAGGTATGGGTTCACTAAAAGCAAACTCACAAGGAATTAATGAAGTACAAAAAGACTTTATGCTTTCAGCAGTAGATATTGTTGCAGACCCATCCGCACCTGGCGCATTTGTAGACGGTATTATGGAAGGTAAAGAATGGATTTGGGACAATGGTATATTTAAAGAAGAAATAATGGAACAATATAAAGAAGTAATAAAAAAGAGTAGTGCTAGGGAACTTCAAGAAAATGCGGTTAAAGCATTTGCTCATTTCCTATCAAAACTTTAATTTTTTATACATAATATAAGTTAAAGGTTCAATTAATGCCAGAATATATTTTAGAAAATAAAGCTAAGAAGAGAGCATCAGAACTTGCAGGTAAGGCAAAACAAGCCCTCAAAGATAAACTAAAAAGAGAAATCGAGGATGCTCCAGGAAGAATAGTAAATGCTGGAACAAATGCCGTTAAAAATGCGATAATCCAAGGATTTAAAGGATTAAATAGAAAAAATAAATGATGGAACAAAAACACTAGGAGATTAAATCTACCATGAATAACGAAGAAACTAATTATAACGACTTATACGAAGCGGGCAAAGAAACCCCAACTTTAGATACTAAGTCCGTAGAAGATGAAAAACTTTATCAGACTGCGGATGGGAAACATGCAAAGTTGGACACCGATAAAGGAACAGAAGGCAAAGAAAAGAAGAATAAGTCTTCTATCGCTGCTAAAGCATCAGCCGCTTCGAGTAAAGTTGAAGTTCCATCTGCACTGGGAACTCCAGAGGAAAGAATGGAACAAACTCTTGATGCACTTTTTGATGGTGAAAATCTCACAGAAGATTTCATGGTTAAGACTGCAACAATCTTCGAGGCAGCAATCAACGAACGAGTTGGTGAACTTGAAGAAATTATACTTGAGCATTACGAAGAACAACTCGCAGAACACATCGAAGAAGTATCAACACAACTTGCAGAAAAGTTAGATGACTATCTAGGTTATGTTGTAGAAAATTGGATGGAAGAAAACGAACTCGCAGTAGAAAGTGGAATTCGTTCAGACATCGCAGAAAACTTCATCAGTGGTCTTAAACAACTCTTTGACTCAAACTACATCGATGTTCCAGATGAGAAATATGACATCATCGAAGACATTTCATTAGAAAACGAAGAACTTAAAAATACACTTAATGAAGCGATTCAAAATAACATCGACCTTCACCAAGAAGTTGTAGCACATCGTTGTCAAGAAATCTTTTTTGAAGAGGCAAACGGACTAATTGATACCGATGTAGAACGATTGGCATCATTATCTGAAAATGTTGAATTTGAAGACGAAGACCAATATCGAGATAAAATTCAAACACTCAAGGAAAGTTACTTTGGAAGTAGTTCTGAATCATCCGCGTCGTATCTTACCGAAGAAGGCAGTGATGACAGTCAAGTCAATAGCGACCCATCAATGAATCATTACATGAGTGCCATTAGTCGTCACTCAGACTCAAACAAAATGGTATAAAACTGAGTTTTTATACATAAAACATAAACTAATTTAAGTTAAACACTATTTAGGAGAAATAATAGAAATGGATAATAACACAACACCTTACGATGTTTTACAGGAAAAATGGAATCCTGTACTAAATCATCCCGATCTTCCAGAAATTGAAGATTCATATAAGAAAAAAGTAACAGCGGCTCTCTTGGAAAACCAAGAAAGCGCACTTCGTGAGCAACACCTCACAGAATCAACACCAACAAACTCAATGGGTGGCAACTTCAGTAACGCACAAATCGGTACTGCTGGTGGCCTCGCTGGTTATGATCCAATTCTAATCAGTCTTGTTCGCCGTTCTATGCCGAACCTAATTGCTTATGATTTGGTGGGTGTACAACCTATGTCTGCACCAACTGGACTCATTTTCGCAATGCGTTCACGATATGATACACAATCTGGTGCAGAAGCATTGTATCAAGAAGCATTTGCTAAGTTCTCTGGTGCTGGTAACACCTCAACAGGTGCCGCATTCAGTTCAACTGGTGGTATCGACCCAACAGGTTCACCATCTCTTGACGGTTTCCGAGCATTGCTCACTTCAACTGCTGAAGGTATGGGTTCATCAGATGGTACTGCATTCCGTGACATGGCGTTCAGTATTGAACGAGTTGCTGTTGAAGCAAAAACCCGTGCATTGAAAGCAGAATACACCACTGAACTCGCACAGGACTTGAAAGCAGTTCACGGTCTTGATGCAGAAACTGAACTTGCTAACATCCTCTCAAGTGAAATCCTTTCAGAAATCAACCGAGAAGTTGTCCGAAGCATTTATGTTTCAGCAAGAAACGGCGCACAACACACAGATTTGACAACAGCAGGTACATATGACCTTAACACAGATAGTGATGGTCGTTGGAGTGCTGAACGATTCCGTGGTTTGATGTTCCAATTAGAACGAGAAGCAAACATTATTGCAAAGCAAACACGAAGAGGCAAAGGTAACTTTGTTCTTTGTTCATCCGATGTTGCATCCGCACTCGCAATGGGTGGTTGGTTGCAACTCTCACCTGCACTCAACAACTCTTTGGATGTTGATGACACAGGTAATACTTTCGTTGGTACACTCAACGGTAAGATGAAAGTTTACATCGACCCATACAGTGCTACTACAAACGATGGCCGCTCAAGTGATATAAACTTCGCTTGTGTTGGATATCGTGGTAGCAATCCATACGATGCAGGTATTTTCTACTGCCCATACGTTCCGTTGCAAATGGTTCGTGCAGTTGGTGAAAACACCTTCCAACCAAAAATCGGGTTCAAAACTCGTTACGGTATGGTTGCAAACCCATTCGCACACGATGACGGTACTACTGTAACTGTTGGTTCTGGTAAGAATGTCTACTATAGACTCTTCACCATCACTAACCTACACGGTAATACATAATCGTTAGTGAATTAACTTAATAAGATAGAGGGAGTCCTTCGGGACTCCCTTTTTTCTTTTATACATAGTGTGAGGAGATTTGTATGGCATATGAAGGCGGATATACTGGGGAAAAGGCAGGATATACTGGGCCGGGAATTCCAGATGTTACAAGAGTATCAGATCCCAGGCAACCAGATACCAATAACTATCTCTCTGCCAATTATTTTAAATTTGAAATTAGCAGACTTCCGTTGGTAACATATTATTGTCAACAAGTTAATCTTCCTTCACTTTCTTTAAGTCCAGTGGAACAGCCTACCGTCTTTGGAACTACCGCCAAATGGATTGGAGGCAAATACACATGGGAAGAATTAAATGTCAGTTTCCTTGTTGATGAGGATATGAAAAACTGGATTGAAGTTTTTGAATGGATGGAAGAAATTGGAACAATGGTAGATTTTAAAAGCAATATAAGTTCCCAGCGTAATATACCTAGGCCTTCTGGCCAGACTGAGGATTTCTTTTCTGATTCAAAAATATCCATCACAAATAGTAGTTATAAAACAAAATTGGAAGTTAGTATCTATGATATGTTTCCTATAGCATTAAGTGGCATCCAATTTAATAGTACATCTTCTGATAATGAACCCGTTGTGGCCAATGTGACTTTTGCATATGCCTATTATTCAATAAATCGACTGGCAAATTCACCATAATACTTGATTTTTATCAAATTTGTGATATACTGTACATATGAATATAGATGATATTAGGCAATTAGTAAATAAAGACATGGTAATGGACGAAACTGCATTGGACATAGAATCCATGAAGACGCCACAATTACACAATAGATACCTCATTATATTCACAGATGAAAAACTGATTTTAGGTAAATTAAAATCAGACTTTAATGTTTTACGAAAGAACAAATGGCTATATTATACAGGAAAATTGAGTCAAGAAGAACTGGATAATTTTGGATGGGCCACATTCGATTTAAATATACTAAAGTCAGACATCGACAAATTCTTAGATTCGGATAAAGAGATTATTACATTAGCCAATAGAATACTACTACAACAGGAGAAAGTAAACTACATAGAAAATGTAATAAAGATAATCAATAACAGACAGTGGAATATTCGTTCTGCTATTGATTGGTTAAAGTTTACCAATGGCACATGAGTGATTTAGAAGTATATCAAGATGACACGGTAAACATCAAAGTTCACTGTGATAGAGGTGTTGCGAAAGAACTTAGCCAGTTCTTCACCTTCACTGTACCAAATTGCCAATATACCCCTGCTTACAGGAACAAGTTGTGGGATGGCCAAATACGACTTTTTAATGTTCATACCCATATGATATACGCAGGTCTAAAAGACTATGTTAAGTCCTTTGCTAGCGAAAGGCAGTACACATATGAGGACAAGACATCATTAGTATCAAAAAACATAACCAAAGAACAAGTTAAATCATACCTCATGGACACAATTAAACCTGCAATTGGTGGTAAGTCTATTGCACCATATGACCATCAAATAAATGCAATACAATATGCTATTGAAAGTGACAGGTGTTTACTTTTATCTCCAACAGGAAGTGGTAAATCTCTTATCATATATTCCTTGATTCGTCACTATGAGAAAGTCCTGCCAAAAGAAAAGAAAATATTAATCATTGTGCCTACGACCGGTCTTGTGTCTCAGATGTATAACGACTTCAAGGATTACTCATCAAATTCCGAATGGGATGTGAATGAAAAGTGCCATGTCATATATGCAGGGAAAGACAAGGTAACGGAGAAACAAATTGTAATTTCTACATGGCAAAGTATATACAAAATGCCACAAAAATATTTTGAGGAGTTTGGTGCAGTGTTTGGTGACGAATGCCACCTGTTCAAAAGCAAGTCATTGACAGCGATAATGACAAAACTTACTGACTGCCCCTATCGGATAGGAACAACAGGCACATTGGATGGTAGCACTACACATAAACTCGTTATTGAGGGATTATTTGGTAGAGTGTTTAATGTTACAAGTACGAAAGACTTAATGGATAAAGAACTTTTATCTGAATTGGAAATAGAATGCATCACTTTACAATATACACCAGAAGAAATTCAAGAAGTAAAACGAGTATCATATCAAGAAGAAATTAAATGGCTAGTAGAGAATGAAAAGAGAAACATATTCATATCAAGACTCTGTTGTACAATAAATGAGAATATTCTTCTTCTTTTTAACCTTGTTGATACACATGGCAAACCACTTTATAAATTAATCAACAACGAGTGTGGTAAGGATCGTAAAGTATTTTTTATTCATGGCGGAACAGACACCGAACAAAGAGAAGAAATTAGGCAAATTATAGACAAAGAGAAAGATGCAATCTTGATTGCATCGTATGGCACATGTTCAACTGGTATAAATATCAGGAACATACATAATATCGTGTTTGCATCGCCATCTAAATCTGTTGTTCGTGTATTACAGTCTATTGGCAGAGGTTTGCGTAAATCAGATTCTAAAGACCATGTAAAATTGTATGATATTAGTGATGATTTGTGTTTTAAGAAATATAAAAACCACACAATGAAACATTTAGAAGAAAGAACTCGCATATATAGTAGTGAGGGCTTTCAATGGAAATCAGTAAAAATTCAGTTATGAGAGGTGATAATGAAAAAAAATTCATTTAGAATTCTTAAGCTTAAAAGCGGGGAAGAATTAATAACTAGAATTGCCGGCGAAAAGAACGGTAATCTAATCATTGAAAGACCGATGAAATTTCATTCTTCATTGATGACTGATGGCTACGGCAGAACCAAAGAATTGACAATTCTTAAAAATTGGTTGATATATTCATCTGCTGAAAAAACCACTATTCCTAAAGACTTTATTGCATCATTTCTGAAACCAGATATTGATGTTCTTCAACTCTATGAATTAGAAAAGAAAAAAGATGATTCCATGAAGGATAATAAAAATAGAATCATTAAAAAAGACACAAGATATCCCCGAAATAACCAACCAAATAATTTTAAAGATGCAGAAGAAGTTCAAAGAATGATAGATATGCTCCATGATTCACCTATAGACGATGAAACGATGAAGAAGGTTATGCATGAGATTGACAATTTAAGTGATGAAGATTTGGCCGAATTACGAAAAGATTCAGAAAAAATTCATAATGAAATGGGTGATGATTTTGAAAATTATATTACTATGAGCCTTTATTTACCGCCAGAAGCACTTTTAACTTTAATTGATTCTGGTTTAGTAGAAGAAGACCAAATTAGAGCAATTATTGACTCTCTTTCTAGAGGAAAAACATCATCTTCCGAATCTGAAGATGAATTTCCTTTTGGTAATTTTCCAAAAGAATTGTTTGGTGGTGCATTTCCACCAATTGGATATAAGAATTTTAAAGATGTAGAAGATGAAGATGATAAGGACCACCGAGATACTGATGAATATGGAAAACATTGGAAAGATTGGAGTCCTTATCCAGATGATTATTTGGATGATAGGCCTTAATATCCCTTGTTTCCCGGGGCACTGATAAGTGTAACACGGAAATGAGAATTTGTCAAGAAAAAAGTAATATTTATTTTGATTTTCTTAAAAATATGAGTATAATATAAATAATGAGTAAGAAGAAACGAATAAAACATCAATATATTGATAATAAAGTGTTTTATATTGCAATGGTTGAATGGAAGAAACTTGTAGTTGATGCGGAGAATTCGGATGAAAAGAGACCGCCAATTACTGAGTATATTGGAGAATGTTTTTTATTGATTGCAGAACATCTTTCACATAGGCCAAATTTCATTAATTATGATTATAGAGAAGAAATGATTGGAGATGGTATAGAGAATTGTTTGATGTATGCACACAATTTTGATCCAAATAAATCAAAGAATCCATTTTCATATTTTACACAGATTATATATTATGCATTTCTTAGACGAATTGAGAAAGAAAAGAAACAATCGTATGTGAAATATAGACTTATGGAACAAATGGATGATGGTTCATTAAGTAATTGGTTTAAAGAGAATTATTTTGATAAATCAACAAAAAAAGCAATGACGGACCATTTTAATTTGAATAATATAGATATTGAAAAGTTCACACCAAAGAAACGTAAGAAAAGAACATCAAAAAAGAAGACGGGCAAGAAGAAAAAAGAAAATAATACATTAGAATGTATGTTACAGGATGATATAAAAAGTGAAGATAGCACTGATAAATGACACGCACTTCGGTGCAAGAGGCGATAGCCAATTATTTTTAGATTATTTTATGAAGTTCTTCGATGATGTATTTTTCCCATACACTAAAGAGAACAACATAAAGACGGTAATCCATGCAGGCGATTTGATGGATAGAAGGAAGTTTGTAAATTTTAATATTCTTAATCAAGTTCGCACAAAATTCATAGACAAACTAAGAGATGAAGGTGTAGAGTTACACTGCATTCTTGGTAATCATGATGTATATTACCGCAATACAAACACAGTTAATTCGATACGAGAATTATTCGGTAACGATTTAAATCTATACGAAGAACCAACTGTGGTGAACTTTGATGGTTTAGACATTGCATTGTTGCCTTGGGTAAACAAAGAAAATTACGACCAATCTATAGATTTTATTAAAACTGCATCTGCACCAATTCTAATGGGACATCTTGAATTGCAGGGATATGATGTAATGCGTGGAGTTAAATATGATGGTGGTATGAATCCAAAACTATTTGAAAGATACGAACAAGT